ACCAAAGGATTGCCGATCATCCCGTTTGGTGGGGAGCATATCGAGAAATACATTTATCCCAATGGCTCGGTGATCTGGACAGGCGGGCTTGACAATCCTGACAAGGTATTATCATCCGAGCGTGATTTTATATACGTCAATCAGGCTGAAGAATTGATACTCAACGATTGGGAGATGCTCACTACCAGGACAACTGGACGGAGCGCGGTTATTCCATTCCCGCAGACTTATGGGGATTGTAACCCAGGCGGCAGCCATAACTATATTATCCAGCGTGCTAAAGAGGGCAAGCTGAAATTATTGACCAGTGTCCACAAAGACAACCCGACCCTTTACACGGTTGATGGTGAGATCACCGAACAGGGCAAGCGTACCATTGAGACATTGCAAGGATTGACAGGGGTTAGGCGCAAGCGATTATTCGAGGGGATATGGGCAACGGCTGAGGGCGTGGTATATGATACCTTCGATTACAGTACCCATGTAAAGACGCGTGATGATAGAGACTTCCAATATTGGGGGTTAGCAATCGACGAGGGGTACACTAACCCGGCTGTGATATTATTGATCGGCGTGGATGGTGATGGACGGCTACACATCGAGCGTGAGTTCTACCAGACAGGTGTTCTCCAGGAGCGGGTAGTAGCACAATCGCGAGAGTGGGTGAATGAGCGCAGGGCAACTGCAATTGTGGTTGATGAATCAGCCGCAGGATTGATCGCAGATTTACGCAATGCTGGATTATCGGCAGAGGGGCATAAAGGCAGGGTATTAGACGGAATAGCAATAGTCCAGGGATTGCTCACCGTTCAGGATGATGGACTTCCAAGATTGACAGTAGATCCATCATGCGTGAATACGGTGAATGAACTTGAGAGCTACGTCTGGAAGCCTGGTAAGGATGAGCCAGTCAAAGAGAATGACCATGCGCTTGATGCGCTCCGTTATTTCAGCCACTGGCTATATGGTGAAGAGGTAGTAATACAGAGACAGAATATTTATCAGCCCGAAAGGATCGGGTAAGGCGGTGAAGTATGGGACTAAGAGATAGACTAATATCAATCGTAGGTGGCAAGCAATACCAGGCGGAGCAAGCCAAGACACAGGAGGCGTTCAATACGCTTTATGATGCGTACCTTGACGGCCCCTTTAGGATGAACCCACAAATGGTCGTAGATAGGCTGGCAGAGTTAGACAGCTCAACGGTCATGTATTTGCTGCGCTCCATGCAAGGGAGTAGCGTAACTGGATTGCCATACAATGCTAACACCGAAGATCAGCGGGAATACCAGGTCATGGAATCAAGGCAACAGTGGTTATACAGCCCGCTGGCAGCTTGGTCGGTAAATGTCTGGACCTCCTACGGACTTGGTGAGAAGGTTACCATAACCTGTGATGATGAAAAGGCGCAAGAGATATGGGAGGTAACTTGGGATAAGTCCTCGCTATTCGATGATGACAGTATTCACATGCTATCTTCGAGTGTACTGGTGGACGGCGATGTTTATCTTGCTGCGTTCATCAGTATCGCAGATGGGAGCGTCAGTTACGAGTATATCAACTGTGATGAAATTGTCGAGATCATCACCGACCCGAATAACAAGAATAAGCCGCTATACTACAAGCGTGAATACACCGGGGCTGATAACGCCAACTATTGTATTTACTATCCCGACTGGCATACATACTTCTATCACCAGGCCGACTTGGAGAAGGCACGATTACCGCAAGATGCGACCATATCATTATCCGAGGCGATGGACCAGAATAACGGTACGGCGGTGCTGGTGCTGCATATCGCGCATAACCGCAAGGATGCCAACTCGCTACACGGATGGCCTATTCTTGGGATTGCCTCCCCATACTTTAGGGCGCATAAGGAATTTGTCGAGAGCCGCTTGACGGTTGCTAAACAGAAGGCGATGTTCACAAGGGAGTTTATCGCCGCGGGTGGGTCCAGAAGCGTGGCAGCGGTCAAAGCAAAGTTTGGGCAGCAACTATCCACATCAACCGGTTATACCTCCCAGGATGCAAACCCGCCAGCAGTATCAGGGAGTTCGTTGATACATAACCAGGCGGTAGAACACCGCGACCTGCCAATGACAACGGGGGCAAGCGACGCGAAGGGAGATAATGAGATGTTCGGCTGGATGGCATTGATCGGGGCGGGTCTATTCCCAACCACAGCCGGGATGGATACGTCAAGGTGGGCGACAGCCGTTGCAATGGACAAGACGCAATCAGTTCAATGGTCACGCTATCAATCATTCTGGGCATGCCAATTCCGCAAGATGGTAGAGCTGGTATTGATGGCAGCCGAAACATGGGGCGGCGTGAAGATCGAAGATAAGGCGTGCCACGTAAGCATCGATACACTATCACTCGTGGACTTCCCCGGTGTGGTGCCTCCGATTGCGCAGATGCTTGGTACCATGCCTCCAATGATAGCAGATGGAACGCTCAAGCAAAACGCAGCCCGTGAGATATTACAGGCAATGTGGTATCCTGTGCTTACTGCGCTGGGTGCTGATGATATTGATGATATACTGAGTGATGACATGCTAGGGATCGTTGAGCCAGAAGCCGCTGAGGATGTAGCCAGGGCAATGACTGAGTTTGCGCTACAAGTCAGGCGTCGCAAGTTAGCTGAGAAAGAAGGGAGCCAATGACAGACCTATCAATGGCAGATGGATTTGTAATCAAGCCTGGTGAGTGGCAGATCGCCCCCGCCAGCTTATTCGAGTTCTCCCCAGGGCAAGGGCTGGACGAGATAATGGCAGAATACCAGGATAAGCTATTCGTGGTAATGCAGGACTATCTCTACTCCAGCGACCCTGTGACCGCATACCGCAATGAGTTCAACCGCTACATCAACGATGCGTTTACAGTGGCATTTGTGGCAGGGTGGGCAGATGCTGGAGCGAGCGCATTGACCGACGAGGCGCAATCCGTATTGAGCGGGCTGATTAGTAGCGAGATACAATTTGCCGATTCACTATTTACCCAGCTCAAGACACTACGGGAAGATGACGAAATACCGATTGATGATAAGCTGGACGCGGCTCATGCTCATGCGGAGGGATATACTCAAACATTGGTTGGGGTATATGCGGAAGGCAAGATGATGGGTGATCCAGAGCGTGATGGGAAGTGGGAACTTGGCGCGACGGAGCAACACTGCACCACATGCGCAGACTTGAACGGCAAGACACATCCGCTATCATGGTATCTTGATAATGGCTACATTCCGCAAGAGGCAGGATCAGGAACGCTGGAGTGTGGCGGGTGGAATTGTTCGTGTATAATCGTGGACCCTAAAACCGGAGTTCAACTTATCCCATGACAGATCCGATAATCATCCCGCGTGACTATGACAGACTGAGACCGTGGTTCGACATGCTGCGTCAGATCAATTCGACCATCGCACAATCCTACTCGCTGGGAACGCTGCAATTTATAACCATCGGGGTATTATTGGATGATAAGGGCAAGCCGCAATTCTGGACATCGGCGGAGCGAAAGACACTCAACCCAAAGGATAGGGAGATAGAAATTAAAGACTGATGTAACTATGCACAGCGTATAAAGTGTGATATGCTTATCACACAATTGAATAAAAATTAAAGACGTTACCTAAATACGTCTTTCACCTACTAACCGGTGAAGGGCGTATTTTATATTACACGGAGGCATAATGGAAACTTCTGAAGTATGGCGAGTATATTACAATAGCGATGAGTTGGCCAACGATAGCGATAAATCATTCATCATTCCCGATCACACCGAATGGCAGATATTATGGATATGGGTTGAGTTAGCTACCACAGCAACAGTTGGCAACCGTCAGCTAGAAGTGCGTATCCAGGATAGTACCGGGGATCTGATCGGTATATTAGCAGTTGCTTCCGTTGTCCAGGCTGCCAGTCTTACAAGGAATTATCTATTCGCTCCTGGAGTAGCGGATCTGCTTGGCTTCCGTGATACTGATTATCTAACTACTCCAATTCCAGTTACAACGTTCCTGGACATGACACAGGTATTACGGGTGTTCGATAACAATGCCGTTGATGCCGCGGCAGATGACATGCAAGTCCATATCCAGTTTGCAGCGAGGTCTGTGCTTTCATGAAAGGGATCGGAATAAAGGGAGTTGGTCTATTACCGCCCAGCTTACAGGGTGGTGCGCTTGGCATGCCTCCTTGGGATTTCGACCCTAACTTGATAACCTTTACTCCTGGCATGGCTAAACGTGCTACGAGTGTGTTTGCTGCTGCACCGATTGTACAGGGGAAGAGGGATGGGAGTGGAGTACCGGATACGATAACAGCAGGTAGGGGAACGCAAGTTGTAGGAAATTGGTATCAAAACTTCGACCCCTATCAAGGTTCTATATCTTTCCGTATTACTCCTGAATGGATGGGTAATGATGGCATAGAACGAGATATTTTTTCTACGAGTGCCCTTTATCTTTACAAGAGTACTGGAAACACAATAAATCTATTACTTCCGGGTGCCTTTGTAGCATTTACAAGTATTGCAGGATGGGTAGCTGGAACAACTTACAATGTTTGTATTCGTTGGGATATCAAGAATACTCTAGATGGCACAAATTATGCTTGTATTTCTATCAATGATGTTCATGTATTCGCTGGAACGACTATTCCAGGAGATAGTGCTCCAACTGATTTATATATTGGTCATGATAATGGTGCCATTTCTGCCAACGCTATCATCGAAGGTCTTACCATCTACCGCCGTGTCCTCTACGATGGTACTTATGGCGTGAACGTAGGCAATGGGGATGAAGTCAATCTTATCTCCGCTGGTATTGACCCGACTACGGTTACTGGCTCATGGGATGTGTGCTTCTGCTTACCAACCAATGCTACTGCTGGCGCATTAGTCACGGGTACGGGTGAAGCATGGTCACATCCGCACTCGTCTAACCTGCTTACGAGAGGCTTCCTGAATGACAGGTATTATGGTGGTAGTCAATGGGGAGTGAAGTTCAATGGGACAAGTACTAAGATTGATTGTGGAAGTGGGGCAACGCTGGATGATTTGTGTGCTGGTGGGGCAATCATGCAAGTGGAAGGTTGGGTATTGCATAATGGCACGACCACGCAAACTATTATAAGCAAGGGCGGAATATCAACCGCAACGGGCTGGAGCTTCTATGTTGATGCAACTGGATACCCGATAATCTTGGTAGATTTAGCAAACACCAATGCTACTGCTACGCATACGACGACTATTGAAGATGGAAAGTGGCATCATGTTTTATGTCATTATAACGATACGACCAAAGTGGCTCAAGTTGCTGTCGATGGTGCTTGGGGGGCGGCAGGAGGTGTAGGTGATGGGGCATACGTTTCTGATGCTGCATTAAATTTGAACATTGGTGTATCAACGAGCGGAACTGCATATTATTGGACAGGTTCTATCGGCTGGATAAATATTCACAACGATGCACACTACACTCCTGGCACTAACTTCTTACCCCCTCGTGCATTACCCGCTGCTGATGTTGAGGAGTGGGCATTGAACGAGGGCACAGGTGTTACTGCTACTGCACAAGTAACCGCTCCTGCCAATAATGGCACAATCACCGCTGGCACATGGGAGCCTCAATGGTATGATGAAGGCACTCCGGTGAGGCTGAGAAGCGTGGTGGGGAGTGCAACGTATAGGGCAGTAATCACATCGGCGGCTGAGATAAGCAAATTACAGGATGCAGCATTCACGGTCGATGGATGGGTACGAATAACCAAGTCGGCTACATTGCGCTATCTGTGCTACAAGGGATTGATTGGCACAAATGGCTGGAATTTCAATGTCACTACGGGAGGGTTATTATCCGGAATTGTGGAATGCGCAACAACCGATGCAACTTCCACCGGAACCGCAAGGGTTGATGATGGATACTGGCATTATGTCAAAATGACATTTGACGATGCGGGGGATAGGAAGATTGATTTATTCGTGGATAATGTTGAAGTTGCCTACACAGTAGAGACAGCGGGTAATGGCGCAATCGTTGATGATTCAGCGGTTGATGGCGCAATCGGGCATGCAACAAACGGAATACTTGGGGCACATTCATGGATACGCTGGTCAAACGTAGTTCGTGGTGCTGGTATGATACTACGCTCTAATCCACCTGACCCTGCTGATGCGAATACAATAGGTCAATGGAATGCTGATGAAGGTTACGGAGCAGTCCTTACCGACTTATCCGGTGAAGGCAACAATGCTGCACTGGTAGGAACGTACTCTTGGAATAACAGCCCTGCTATGGAGAGTGATAGCCCTGGTGCTAGGAATTACGCATGGGGATATGTGTTCGGGAACGATGCGGCAGATGAAGGCTTCAAGCAGACGTGGGTAGGATTGACCGCAGGGAAAGATTATGTCATTCGTGCATTGGCTTACTCCGAAGATGGAGTAGGACAACCTGAGATGATTGTCTACGATGAGACTAATGCTGCTATTCTCAAGACCATGACAGGTACGGTGACGAGTACGGAGAAAGTCCCTGACCTGTTGATGTGTTCATTCGAGTTACCGACCAATGCAAGAGGTGCAGCGGCAGACTGTGTTTCGATAAGTGTGAAGATAATCAATACAGTCGCTACGGGTGTGGTAGGCTTCCAACAGGTAGAGTTATTGGCTAATCTGATTGATAACCCTTCTATGGATACTGGTGCAGCGGCAGACCCTTGGATACCTTATGGGTGGACGAATGGTGGAGAGGTCGCCGGAGACACAGAAAAAGAAACTGCTGTAACTCATTCCGGTGGAGCAAGCATGCAAATAAACCCAGCGGGTGTGGCGGGGCATAGCATCTATTATGGTTTAGCTTCAACTATCGGAAAGTTTCAAGCAGCAGGATTTTGGCAGATAAGAGCATTATCAGACCCGGGTGGGCATAACGTTACGATGTATGTTTGGGACGCTGCACCCCAAAGTAAAACAGCCCAACCATTTGATACACTAATAGACAATAACTCTATAACGTGGAAGCATCACACAAATATTCTTAGAGTAGTTGCTAATTTTATTAGTCCTGCTATTGAACCAATTTGGGTTCTTGGGCAAATTCACTACGTTGATGATGTCTATCTTATTGCCCTCAATGATGTCTCTCTCACCGTCAC